GTGGAACTTTATCTGCTACTTCTTATGATCGAAGATTTGGTGGAACGAGTTCTGCTTGTCCTGTTAGTGCAGGGTTATTTGCAACTAAACTTCAACATAATAGAGATTGGACTTGGATTGACTTGAAAAATTGGTTAGAGACTAAAGTTACAGATCAATCAAATGATGCAGAATTTCTTCAAGGAACTGAAGCTACAACATCTAGTGATTCTAATTGGAATTCATATAGAAATTTACAGGGAGGAGCAAGAAAAATTCTTTGGGATGCTCCTATGAGTGAAGTGATGAAATTATCAACTTCTGGTAATTTTACTATTAGTGGTAACATAACTATTTCATAGAAAAATATAAATACTTAAAAAATATTTCAAATGGCAGATAAAAGTTTTGGTATTAAACAAATAGACTTAGTCGGCACAGGAACTCCAACAATCCAAAGTGCCAATAATTTGAATTTAAATGCAACAAATACCACAATTTCTGGAGATTTAACTGTTAGTGGTAACACAATTGGAATAGGAACTATTCCAGTCAATGAAGCTTCGACAATTTCTGATCCAAGTGGATCGGGAAACTACATATGCGTGGTTCCTACTGGGCATAGTGCTGGAACTGCAACCACAATATACAGAGATACTGGTATTAGATTTAGAGATAGTGATAATACTTTACTCATTGGTGCTGGAATTAATGGACAGATAAGTATTGGTGGCATCGGAACTGCAGCAACTTTTTCTGCAAATTCATTCGAAACTAATACTACAGCTGGTAATGGTTCTGACAGAGGATTCACCTTAAAATATTACATCACTGCGAATGGTTCTAGTTCTTATCGTTTTGCCGGACCAGGTTGTCTGAATACTGATGATAATCCAACACTCTATTTCCATAGAGGATTTACTTATATCTTAGAAAACTCTACTGGAAGTAATCATCCATTTGAGTTGAGAGTTAGTGGTGGTGGTGCAGCATATGCACCAGGAGGAAGTTTCTTAATTGGATCAACATCTGGAACTCAAACTCTTACAGTTCCAATGGATGCTCCTAGTTCTATTGTTTATCAGTGCACTATTCATGGTAGTATGTTAGGAACAATAAACTTCGTAAGTTAATAATAACTTGACAAGACTCTAAAAACCCTATAGACTACCTTTGTCTGGGTTGAAGAGGAGGCTCTAGGACACTTAAAGAACCGTCTACCGGGTAGCACTGGGGACGGTTTTCTGCTATAATATCTACATTGATACGGAGACGACTTGACCATTACCCTTCGACCCCATCAGAAGAAAGCAGTCAATGCGATGTGGGACAACAGCAAAGGTCAAGTCATCATCCCTACCGGTGGTGGCAAGACCATCTGCATGATTGATGATGTTATGACTAACATTGAGATGATCGATCATGGTCAAACTTTTGTCGTTGTTGCTCCTCGTATTCTTCTGGCAGAACAACTCTGCAAAGAATTTCTTGAGTTGATTGATACTACTCACACTCACATTCTGCATGTTCACAGTGGTGACACTTCACACTTCTCCACAACAAAAGCAGAAAAGATCAGTTTGTTTGTAAATACTGCTAGGACTGCTGGTGAGAATGTAATCATCTTTACTACTTACCACTCTCTGCACCGTGTTCAGGAGGCAGATATTGAGGTCAATACAATCTATTTTGATGAGGCACATAATTCAGTGCAAAGGAACTTTTTCCCTGCTACAGAACACTTTGCTGCTGATTCTGATCGTTGCTATTTCTTCACTGCTACTCCTAAGCATTCTCTTTCTATTTTCAAACCAGGGATGAATGATACTGCTGTTTATGGCAATGTCATTTGTAATGTTCCTGCTCCTCAGTTGGTTGAGGAAGGTTATATTCTTCCTCCTAAAGTTGTTGTTCAGCAACTTCCTCAGGGTGATTTCAAGCAGTCTGATGAGCAGAACCTGCTGGACACCATCGATGCAAACTCCCTGAACAAAATTCTGGTTGCTGCACGTTCTACGAAGCAGATTGTACGTCTTGTTTCTCAGTCTGACTTCTGCCGTCAGTTGGAAGATCGTGGATACAACTGGATGTATATTACATCTAAGACTGGTGCTATCATCAACGGTAAGAAAGTTTCCCGTGAGCAGTTCTTCAAGACTCTCAATCAATGGGGACAGGATGATACTCGTTTTGTGATTATGCACCACTCTATTCTGTCTGAAGGTATCAATGTCAAGGGTCTAGAAGCAGTCTTGTTCATGCGTAACATGGACTATATCGGAATCAGTCAGTCAATCGGTCGTGTGATTCGTCTGGGTGGTGCTGAGAAGACGTTTGGATTGGTCTGTGTCCCTGTCTTCGACAAGGTGGGCATCAGCACTGCCAGGAGTGTTCAGGCAGTGGTTGACACCGTATTTGAGCAGGGTGAACCTGCCATCTCAGTGGTCCGCCGTTGATACTGTCCACCAGTGGCATGGTCCATGCTCCTCCATGCTATAATTACAAAGTAATCAAGGGAACACACTCATGCATCTGATTGATTCTCTGGAAACAAGAACTGATTGGAGTAAGATTTTTGGTGTTGTAGATTCTCTCTACAATGATAAAGGATTTTCTTCTAATGCTGATAACTTTGCCCGTGCAACTGCTGTAGAGAAAGCAATCGCAAAGTTCTCAGATCTGATCCGTGTGGATCAAACTGGATATGACTTTACCTTCGGTGATGAGAAGATCGAACTGAAGATGGGTAAGAATTTGTTCTACAAACGTAAGGACGTTCATGCCACTAAAAAGTTCAAAGTAAAATCTTTTCTGAGTGAGAAGAAAACTGTAGAAGATTTTCGTCAAAGTAAAACTTTCGACTACATGATGGTGATCGATCTCACGGCACGTCGTGTGGTGATTGTTGAAGATGAGAAGGCACGATCTCTCTACCAAGAAGGTGCTGATGGTGCCATGATTGAACTTAAGTTGGGTGACTACTATGAATGTGATCTTGGGGGTCTGATCACCACTGTTGAACCTCCTACATGCCTCTCAGAGGCTATTAATAAAGCAATCGAGAGTTACTTGGAATTTTGATAGGATCTCTCACAATATCTTTATGAGATAGATTTTGAGATTGAGATCTTATCTGTTGATTATTAACATACTGATCATAACAACACCTTAAAATATCATTTTTATTTCTTTTATTCTTGAGATATCCATTAATCGAATCTTTACTAATTATTCCAAGTCCTAAAGCAACTTGTATGTAACTATCAATAGGCCAGAATGAGAAGTCTTCATTTGATCCAAAGCACGTTGTATCAATAAAATCATTCTTACAATGATTTTCAAAGTCAATTACCCACTCTGTTTTATTGTTAGTCATATAATCCCAGAACTTAGAATCAGTTCTATTAGTGCAATAATGTAGACAAATAAAGTTTATGATAGTTTCATAAACATTTTTATTTTTTCTGTTGGCAGTTTTTCTACCGAAATTAGAGTTGTTGAAGTTAGTATTGAAATATGTGAAATCGTTTATCTGTCTAAGAAGCAAATGAATACCTGTTGATTCTAAAGGTTCTACAAATCCACTTGAAAGTCCAACGGCAAGACAATTACCGATCCAATAGTCATCATAATATCCTGGATTATATTTGATAATTCTATCTGTTTCTAGACGAACACCGAACTTTTCATTTAACCATTTATCATAGTCTTCTCTTGCTTCATCATCAGAGGTAAACTGTGATGAATAAAGATATCCCGTGCCATATCTATCCACAATGGGTATCTGCCAGATCCAACCATTCTTAGTTGCTTCTGCAACTGTATATGATGGCATTTCTTTGAAGTCGTACTTAACTTGCTGTGGTATTGCTCTATCAAGAGGTAACCATTCCTTTATATCATTCCATTTTGGATTCAAATGTTTAAATAAAACCGCATTAAATCCTGTAGCATCAATGAAGTAATCTGCTTCGACTAATCCTGTCTTTTCAAAAACGGTGCTCTGAATATTTTTACCATCACTATTGACTTCTTTTACAATATCATCTACAAATTTTACACGTCCTTGTAGTTTTGACTCTAAGTAATCACAAAATTCTTTTGTATCAATGTGATAGGCATATGCATAATCTAATTCACTGTTTGGCAGAGTCGTTGTTGGTTCATTATACAAGATACCACCATCAAAACAATCATTCAGAATTGAGAATGTTGAACTTGACCAACCATTTGTGATCGGAAGACCTTTTTTTATCGCAAATCCATGAAAATATTTTTTCCCTACATTCCATTCTTTAAAATCAATTCCTAGTTTAAAAGTGCATTTGGAATTTCTTACAAAGTCATAAGGACTTTCTTCTAAAAGACTTACAAGGTATTGAATCAGTGGAGTTGTACTTTCTCCAACTCCGATACTCTTTTTAGATCCATCAAAATAAACAGTCACGTCTACATCATTTTCCCAATGACTTTTTATCATTGTTGCGGAAATCAGACCAGCAGTTCCTGCACCAACAATTACAACTTTTTTTGGTTTTTTGAAATGATTTGATTCTTCAAAAAAATTCATTGAGGTCCGGTTTATGAACTGTCCACTACTAATTATAACACGAATCAACGTGCTATAATACAAGAGTAATCAAAGGAACACCATGCGTTGCAAAGTTCAACTCTATGTTGCTGGTAAAGTTTTTGATGAATATGTGGAAGCCCGTGATTATCAGGAAGCACGTCAAGTAGCACTGGCACGTAATCCTAATGCAGATGTTATTAGTGTTACTGCGGTATTTGATAATGGTGGTTATCAATCTTCCTCGGCAGATGTGTATGAAGCACCTGAGCAAACATATCATTCTAGTGACACTAATGGACTTGGTGGTCTTGTAGTCCTAGGAGTTGTTGGTTGGTTGATGTGGGAAGCATGGAAACTTGGTTCTGCAATTATAATTGCTATTTGGCAATGGATTGTGGGTGCCGCACAATGGTTTATGGGATTCTTTTCATTCATGTCACCACAACTTTTTGTTGGTCTTGTGCTCGGATTCTTCTTTATTGTTCTTGTTATTGGTGCACTTGATGATTAAGTTTCAAAAACCTTTTATACACAATCAAACTCTTTTAGATCCTAAAGTAGGAGACCCTGATGGTTATGTAACTAATGATGGAATGTGGGCTGCAATTCCATGGTCAGGAGATAGAAAGGGGTTTGCCATTATACATAATGGAAAGCAAGTTCATTCTGTGAAGACGTATAAACAGGCACTTGCTTATATTAAAAAAGAATCTAAAATTAAAAAGAAAAACACATCCACTTTAGAGGAGTTTCTATGACCGAGAAGGAACAAAAACGTAAAGATGCTTTTTTCATCTTTTATGAGAGTGTGTTAAAACCTGATCCAGAACTCCGATTATATGCACATGATGAACAGTGTTTTAACGAGTTGATGGAGTGGAGAGGAGAAATTGTTGAATATCTTGATCGACGCAGAAACGAGGAGTTTAGTTAATGAAATCCCAATACGTTTGGTTCCTGATTTTTGGTGTATTGGCATACATCATTGCTACGGATCCAAACGTTGCCAGAGCATATAATTATGTTCTTGAGTTAGCATCTACAAACATAAGAAGAAAATGGTGGTGGATAACAAACAATCCTGCTAATCCTGTGGTAAAATATATGCTATATCGTAAGAACCTCAAACTTGCAAAAGAATTACGTGCAAAGATTGATAAGTATTATGAAGAAAATAAATAAGTATGTAAAGGTAGATCAGTATGCTCTCCACTCAATACAGACTAAGATTGGAATTTATTTGTAAGAAAATTGCAAATAAAGAAGAAGTAAAATTAGAGGACATGATTTGGGCAGAGAAACTATCAAAAGCAAATACAACTGCTAGAGAATGGTTGCGTAAAGCACGTCGTCAATCTTCTCAAGATATTGAGGAAGGTAGTATAGATGATTTTATGAATAGGATGGGGTTAGGAGACCCCGACCCATCCAATTATAAGACGGGGTTTGATTCTGCGGACGAAATCGTAGATTGGTTTAAACAAGACAAACCAGATGACTGGAGGCAAAGAGACTAATGCAAGCAGTAATTTATTCAAACGGAAATCAAGAGTGTGAAAGAATGGCATCTCTTCTTAAAACACTTGATGCACAAATTTTAGAGTATAGACTTAATCAACATTTTACTCAAAGAGGATTTGAAGCTGAATTTGGATCAGAGGCAACATATCCACAAATTAATATTGGATTTAAGCACGTTGGTGATATAAAGGAAACACTTCAATATATGAAAAATGAAGGGATAATCGAATGAAATTCGATTTGACAATGGAGGATCATACGATTATTCTTAATGCACTGCATTATTACAAAAAAGTAGAAAAACGTGGTAATTTTCAACAATATGATGATGAACGTATTAATGAATTAAGAGATAAGTTAGCAAATCAACTTGTTCGTGACAATTCTGATATAGATAAATTTGTAGGATTACCAGATTTAAATAAGTTTGGTTTTCATTAGGAGTTTCATATGAAACCACTCGTCCTAATTGCTTGTCTATCACCGATAGTAATAATATGGATAGTGATGAAATTAAGTTTATTGT